ATCAAACAATATTAGATATTGCAAACATGAATGACTATTGGGGACAAGATATTGATAGAGCTTATGTAAATATTAATTTTAAAATTACAAATTCTAATTTTCAAATAATGAAAAGTAATACTTTAAAGTTTAATCTTAAAAATGGATTATCTATTATTAAGTTTAATGGAACTGAAGAAGAAATTAATCAATTTACTGTTCAACCAGATAAATTTAAAGAAGCAAATGCAATTTGCAAATGCAATCAAAATTTTTGGAATAATAAAATTTATCCTCAATTAATTGTTGAAAATATTGAAATTATAGATGAGGGGTATTATTTTTAATGAGTTGTGGAATTTATAAAATTGAAAATAAAATAAATCATCATATTTATATTGGCAAGGCCAAAAATATTGAAAATCGTTGGAGTACACATTTATCTGAGGCAAAATATAATAGAAAAGGATGTGCGGCATTAAATCATGCTATTAATAAATATGGAAAGGATAATTTTATACTATCTATTATAGAAAACATCCCTGAAGAGCAATATTCATTAATTGCTTCTGATAGAGAAAAATTTTGGATAAATCATTATAATAGTTTTAAAAATCCAAATCATTATAATTTAACCGAAGGTGGTTAGGGGACTTCTGGTTGGCATCCATCTAAAGAATGGAAAACAAAACAAAGTTAGTTAAAAAAAGAATATTATCAAACTAAAGAAGGTTAGAAAAGAAGAAAAGAACATTCTATATTTTTAAAATAGTATTGGAAAACTCATCCATCTCCACAAATAAAACATGATGAAGAATGGAAAATTAATCATAGTAAAAGAATGTCTGGCTCAAACAACCCTAATTATGGTAAACATAGTAATGGTAAAAAATGTTTATGTATTGAATTAAATCAAATTTTTCAATCAACTCGTGAAGCTAGCCAAAAAACAGGGATTGCACACACTGGAATAGCCGCAACCTGTAGAGGCGCTCAAAAAACAAGCGGTGGTTATCATTGGGAATATTTATAAAAGGAAATAAAAAATGATAGTTTATAAATGCGATATATGTAAAAAAGTATGTGAAGACAATAAATTTATAACAATGTCAATTCCAACCAATAAATATATATATGCAATGAAAAATGGAATTAAATTAGCTAAATTTAAATCTGACATAGAATTATCTAATATTGAAATATGTCCTACTTGTGCTATGCATATAGCAAATTTTTTAGATTCATTAGGAGTATCTTCTTAATTGCTCGGCGCGCACATGACCACTTACACGGAAACAAAAAATGCGTTTGGATTTTTTCAAACGCATTTTTCTTAATTTGATTTTTTTCTTAAATTTTGATATAATATAAGTAGAAAAATAGGGAGTATAAAATATAAATGATTTTAACAAAAAAACAAGCAGAAGGATTATTAATTTCAATAGATAGATATAATGCGGGTAAAAAATATACAGTAATTAGTGGTTACGCGGGTAGCGGAAAAAGTACTCTAGTACGTTTTATCATTGAAGCACTGGATGTTGATGAAGATGATGTGTGTTATTGTGCGTTCACAGGCAAAGCCGCAGAAGTTCTTCGTAAAAAAGGAAATAAAAATGCTTGTACATTACATAAACTTTTATATGAGTCAATTCCTAGACCAGACGGGGGCTTCATAAGAAAACCAAAACCATCTATTGGTTATAAAATTGTCGTTGTAGATGAAGTAAGTATGGCACCTAAAACTTTAATAGATTTATTATTTACTCACGATGTATATGTAATTTGCTTAGGTGATCCAGGCCAGCTCCCGCCAATAGAAAAAGATGAAGATAATCATTTATTAGATCATCCACATATTTTTCTTGACGAAATTATGCGGCAGGCGCAAGAATCTGAAATTATCCAGCTTACAATGAAAATCAGAAATCAAGAACCGATTGATTATTTTAACGGTAATGAAGTAAAAATTATTCCTTATTCAGATTTAAATACTGGAGTATTACAATGGGGAGATCAAATCCTAACCGCAACAAACGCAAAACGTCAAGCTATTAATAATCAGATGCGCGCACTGCAAGGTAGGACTGGTGAACCAGTTGATGGAGATAAAATTATATGTCTCCGCAATTATTGGGATGATTCAAGTTTAAATGGTGATGCTTTAATTAATGGAACCATCGGTATTCTTCAAAATAGTTTTCAAACTTGGAGAGAAATTCCCAGATTTGTACAAAGTAATATAAGAAAATTTGATGTTTTAGTTGGTGATCTAGTTGTACCAGAAACTAATGATGTTTATCAAATGACAGAGATGGATCGCCAAATGATTATCACTGGAGAAAAATGTTGCGGATGGCAATTATCATATAAATTGGGAAGACTTCGTTCTAAATATGGAGAAATAGTTCCTAAAGAATTCGCTTACGCGTACGCTGTTACTGGACATAAAGCTCAAGGAAGTGAGTGGCCACAAGTCGTTGTATTAGAAGAATCTTTCCCTTTCGATAAAACAGAACATGCTCGATGGCTCTATACATGTTGTACACGAGCCAGTTCTAAATTAGTATTAGTGAGGTAATAATTATGGTTTACATGGGATCAAAAAGATTATATACAAAATATATTTGTCCAATTTTGCAAAAAACAATAGATGAAAATAATGTTGAAAATTTTTATGATGTATGCGTAGGTGGCGCTCACATTATTGAAAATATTAAATGTAAAAATAAAATTGGGATAGATTTAAACAAAGATTTAATAGATTTATATAATTACGGATTAACAAATAGTGTTTATCCAGATAAAATTACACGAGAAGATTGGGATAAAGCTAAAGCTGGATAGGGTGAATCCTGGTGGAGAGCATTGGTATGTTTCTTTGCTTCGACTTCCGCAAGGGGATTTGGCGGCGGCTATGCTTTAAATGGAACCAGAGATTTTTATAATGAAAGATTAAGAAATTTTCAAAAGCAACTTCCTTTAATTAAAGATTGTAAATTCGTTTATGGAGACGTTTTAACATATCCTTTTATAAATAATAGTGTTATTTATATAGACCCTCCTTATAAAAATACTAAAAAATATGATATTAATAAAAATTTTAATTATGAAAAATTTTGGGAAAAAGTTAGAGAATTATCTTTAAATAATTTTGTTTTTGTGAGTGAACAAGAAGCGCCACAAGATTTTATCCCTATATGGTCTAAAGATATAAAAAGACATTGTTTTAATGCAGGTACTGGAGGAACTTCTGCAAGAGAAAATTTATGGATTTATAATAAATAAAAATTGTGAGGTAATATATGATAAAAAACTATACAAATTTTAATGAATTTATAGAAAAAAATGCGGGCGCCGGGTCTAGACTAAAATAGCATTGGGCGCCCGCCCGCATTTTTATTTGATTTTTAATAAAAAATATGTTATAATATTTATATAATAAAAAAGGAAAAGGAAAATAATAAAATGTATGTATGTCCAACTTGTGGTAAAGAATTTAAAATAGAAGATGGAGTTAGAAAGCATATGCTAAAATGCTGGAAGGAAATTCATCCTTATCACAAATCTAAAGATGCTCCTCGAAGTGAGAACATAATTACAAGAGAAGTAAGTAATGATATAATGGATTTTTTTAATTCTTTGGAGAAATAAAATGATAGAAGAAATTAATATAAAGAGTCACCTTATAGTAACAGACGTGCATGAAGAATATAGTATTAAATGGTGCGGTAAAATAAAAGACACCAAACCTATATTTAAAAATGGAAAACCTATCTTTGTAGTAGTGGGAACAGAAGGTCGGATGGAGTTAAACACGACTGATATGAAAAGAATTGAGAATTGCGCTAAACGATTAACTAGACCTAAAGGACGTTCTGCTATCACTACAGATACAGCACGTATATATATAAAAGAAGAAGATGATAAAGAAACATTATTAGGTGTTTTAACTCATAATCATGTAAAAACATATGCTCAAATGTATGATAAAGTAGGATATTATTAAATAAGGGGATTTTATGAAAAAATATAGGTTAGTAGAAGAAAGCGAATTAAGAAGATTGATTGAAGGAAATTGAAATAATTTTTACTTTTGAAACAGTAGAAGATAAACCTGGATATTATTGGTTTAATAAAAGAAATTATGAAATAATACCAAAAGAAGTTTTAAAGAAAGCGATAAATGAATATAATGATAAAAATAAAAACTAGCTATTTTTATCAGATTAGGAACTTTACCCCTAATCTCATACCTGTTTCAACCTGCCTCCGCGATCC